TTTCTGCAAGAATACAACAAAAAATACAACAAGATAGATTAATGCACAACGAGGATAGAAAAATGTCTGATTTAGAAAACAAATTAAAAGAACAACTGGAGGAAGGCATTACAGTTAATACTACCTCTACTAACGATGAAAACATCGAGGATTCAATAACAGTAACAGCACAAGGCGCTGATGCAATGGAACTAATGAACATGCTTAAAATGGCAGGTATTGGTGGACAAGCAGAAGTACCAGTATCAGTAGATGAAATTCCATCGGAAGATGAAGGATGTGGCTGTGGTGATGTAGACGATATTGATTCAATGCGCGATATGATAGGAACAATGGATAACATAAATGTAGAAGTTATTCCAATGGAAGATAAAACAGTTGAGGAAAGCACCGATTCAAGTCTTGTACACGAAATTGTTAAACACTTAGCATCTTATGATACTCCTACACAAGATGAAATATTTAGAGTTGTTAAAACATTTGAACCAAATGACGAAGCACGTGATAAGTTATATCAAGAAGTATTAGATGCAATGGGATTTATTGAAGAAGATGCAGAGTTAGCAAACGCACCTGATGAAAAGTACGCAGATACAGATGTACTTGTTAATAAAATCAGTGGTGGTTTAAATCGCAGAAAGAAACAGTACAGAAAAGAATATCCAGGTGATAATCCAATGGCTGTTAGAGAGTCAGAAGAAGAATTAACTGCACGTTTCCTCAAAGAGTACGATGAGTTTAAAGTTACTGCTCCTGAAGATAGTGACGAAGGCGATTGGGAAATTGAAAACGTCGGTAAATGGTCTGTTAAGATTGGAAAAACAATTGATGCTCCAGAAGAAATGGCATTGCCAATGGAATTACCGTTTGACACTGAACTAGCAGGTGTCTTGGCAGACGAAGCAGTCGAAGAAGGCTTAGTCGAAGACGATGTTGAAGAAGGTCTTAGAATGGAATTCCCAGACGGTTCTTGTGAAGGTAGCAAATGTCCAGACGACAGAAACAGAAGAAAAAAAGACAAAGGCTACAGTCCAAAAGAGTTTAGCAAGGAATTAGACAAGCCTAAAGCACCTAAAGATGATGCATTAGATAAAGAAATGTCTGAGAGTGTAAAAAAGTAGTTTTTAAAGTATTACTACATAGGACCGTAGTAGTTACAGGCGCTTACTGCCTTTAAACAACCACCGCTACGGTTGTTTAAAAAGTGTGGTTATCATATCAGTTTACTTAAATACGTGATATGAATATCAATGTTTATAATTTAGAATCACCGAATATTATTGCAACTAATATTTGGAAATACTTCTATGCAACACATCAATACCGTGAGTCCCCAAACAAACCAAAGTTTAATATTAGTTTTAATGATGGAACCGTATTAACTAATGATGGTGTATCTATACTTCATGTGGGATTTAGTGCAATTAAGCACATAACAAAGGAACACATTAATTCATATGATGTTGTTATCATTGATAATAACGTAGACCACGTACAGGTTCATGATGAGTTGATATACCGGTATATCACTGAATACGACCATGTTTATTTCTTAGTTGGGGGGTTTGTTAGTAAAGAGTACGATAATTCATCTAAGATAATCACTTACCCGGCTGATTGGATTGATTGTATCCAATTGTATACTGACCCAATGTGTTTTACTAGATACTCAATTAATATTTCAGGTGATAAGCATGGTATTGTGTTTATCGGTGGTGCATTGAGAAGTTGGAGAAAGTACATAATAGACAATTTACCACAGGGGATAAAGATACATCAGAAGTCATCGGAGATAGCAGGAACAAAACATATAATAGGTGGGACTAAATATGATTCACCATTTATTGATATGTGTAATAAAACATATGGGGTATGTGAAACTATTACACCAAATAACGAATTTTATGAACATATTACACTTGGGTTAGAGCATTTACCCACTGGTGGTGTTAGGTTGGGATATCATGCATTGCCTATGTATAGTGATGCACAATGTATTGTATTCCCTGAAGCATGTTTTGTGAATCATCATGTATTTCCTACTGAAAAGGTATGGAAATGTGTCGCATCAAAGACACATTGGGTGATGTTTAGTGGGTCTGAAAGTTATTCTATCATGAGAGATTATGGTATACGTAGTATTCTTGAACTTACTCCATTTGGTATTGAGTTTGACCATATAGATGACCATGCTCATAGATTCGAAACGCAAATGAAATCTATACAATACTTGGTTGACCATCAATCAATTTTCGAAACAAGTGACGCAAAATCTATTCTGAATGACAATTATCAATCATTTTACAACAATCATAAAATTGTAACTCAGTTGTCTGATGCAATAGACATTATTATTCAAAAACAATAATGATTGTTGTATAAATATATCAATGGCATACCAAGCAGATGATAGTGCGTTAGTTAAGAAACCGCACGTTAAAACTCCCTTCACAGAAGAACAACTTAAAGAGTTTGCAAAAACTGCTGACCGTAAAAAGGGTGCTTACTACTTTATGGATAATTTCTTTTGGATACAACATCCAGTTAAAGGAAGAATACAATATCAAGCATATCCCTTCCAAAGGCATCTAATTGAAGTTTACCATGAAAATCGATTCAGTATTAATATGCTATCTCGACAAACAGGAAAAACGACAACAGCGGCTGGGTACTTACTATGGTACGCAATGTTTATTCCTGACAGTACTATACTTGTTGCAGCACACAAATACGACGGTGCTCAAGAAATTATGCAACGCATTCGTTATGCATATGAAAGTTGTCCAGACCATGTACGAGCAGGTGTGACAAGTTATAATAAAGGCTCTATCGAATTTGATAATGGTAGTAGAATTATTTCACAAACAACTACTGAAACAACTGGACGTGGTTTATCTATTTCGTTATTATATGTAGATGAGTTTGCGTACGTAAGACCTACTATTGCAACTGAGTTTTGGACATCAATATCACCTACATTAAGTACGGGTGGTCAAGCAATCATTACCAGTACACCAAACAGTGATGAAGACCAATTTGCTTTGATTTGGAAAGGTGCTAATAAGACTGAGGATGAGTACGGTAATGAAACTGAATTAGGAGTCAATGGATTTAAGGCATTTAAGTCAATATGGAAATCCCATCCTGAACGTGATGAAAAATGGGCAGATGAAGAACGTGGGCGTATAGGAGATGAAAGATTTAGACGTGAGCACCTATGTGAGTTTATTATTAATGATGAGACTTTAATTAATGCAACTAAATTATTTGACTTAGAGGGAACAGAACCATTGTTCAAGCATGGACAGGTGCGTTGGTACAAGAAACCAGAACCTGGAAAGATGTATTGTATTGCATTAGACCCTAGTCTGGGAACGGGTGGAGACCCTGCTGCTATTCAAGTATTCGAAGCAGGTTCTATTACACAAGTAGCAGAGTGGAGACACAATAAGTCTACTATTCCTGAACAAATAAGAATAATGCATAAGATTATTAATTACATCAATGAGGAAATAGATGACCCACAAAGCATTTATTACACGTTAGAAAATAATACATTGGGCGAAGCCGCATTGATAAGTCTAGCGGAATTTGGAGAAGAACAGTTTCCAGGAATGATGTTAAGCGAATCAAAGAAAGCAGGACAAAGCAGACGCTTTAGAAAAGGGTTTACAACTACACATAAAAGCAAATTAACTGCTTGTGCTAAGATGAAAACGTTAATTGAAACAGGTAAATTAACTATACATAGTCAACCTTTAGTATCAGAACTTAAAACTTTCGTAGCACATGGCACAAGTTATGCAGCAAAGCAAGGTAGTACAGATGACTTAGTAATGAGTACAATTCTGATTATCAGGATGCTACAAACATTACAGAACTATCATCCAGAGTTAAGTAATCAAATAAAAGATTACAATGATTCAGTGATAGAACCTATGCCATTTATACTTTTTTAAATAAATACATAAAACATCATAATATACTACTATGGATAGCATACAACAAAGATTATTTGATTTACTGTTGAGTAAAGATTTTAATATGAAAACACTTGATTCAACAGGCAAGTCAGTTACAGATATCACAGAGGCAGACATTTTTAGTTTTGATTTTATTAGTAATAAAATCAATTACGGGACTGTTGTTATTTTGTTAGGTAATGAGAAGAATTTTGAAATCTTCTTTGGTGATAATATCGGTCGTGGACTAGAGCGTGATGCCAAGAATACATGGTATGACTTGTTATACCAATTACGTATGTTTGCTAAACGAAATATGTTAATTTTTTCACTTAAAAACATCAATAAGTTAAAACACACAATGCAAGGGTTATCTGCTATTAAAGAAGGATTATACGAAGGCTGGAATGGAACCAGTAAGTCTAGTTATAACCCACAAAAAAATAAAACACGTTTAATCGTAAGACATGATAAGAGAATTGGTGAGGGTAGCCAACGTTTCCGTAATATCAAATCGATTTTTGTTGAAAACAGTGATGGAGAACGTTTTAAGTTACCATTTAAAAGTATTGCTGGTGCTAGAGCAATGGCAAGGCATGTATCAGAGGGTAATACCCCATATGATGCGTTTGGTTTACACATTTCAGAAACAGTCAATAATATTAATGTGATTGGTAGTTTTCTTCGTGTCAAATCACTCAACGAGAGTGACGGTATAACTATCATAGTTGAAACTTGCAAGAAGCATAACAAAAAACTCAAAAAGAACATAAAACTTATGAGTGGTGTTCGTGGATATGGGAAATATAAAGAATCATGGTCACCAACCACTATTAGTGAAGATGAAAGGATAGTTGATAAAGTTCGAGGTCTTCTAATCCCAGAAGGTTGTTCAGATGATAGAGTTAATAACGTATTACCTGTACTTGCAGATTTAATATCTGAATATCGCACACAACAAGCAGACACATCTAAATCAGTAACTGTAGAAAGTAAAATTATGAAAGAATTAATGATGTTTGAGAATTGGGTACAAGGTATAACAGAAGGAACGATGACGATTCCAGACACATTAGAGGAAAAAGAAAAACTTAAAGAAATACTGAGCCAAGAGTTACCAGTTGGTGTTGATGCAACAAACGCCACTGAAGTTCTTTACGATGTTATTGGTGATGATGCTTTATTCGATGAATTAGGCATATTGGCGGATAAAAATCCAGAAGCGGATTCCAGAGATGTAATACATACTTGGATGAAAGATAACGGATTGGATGATTTAATTTAACAATCATACTTACGCATTATTTTATCAATGTGCAAATCTTAACATCATAACTATTATGATGGAATATAAATACGAAAAAATAGTCACATTTGGGTGTAGTTTATCGAAGGATAATTACCAAGATGTGTGGGCTGATATATTATCAGAACGGATTGATGCTGAATTGGTTAATTATGCAGAACGTGGCGCTGGGTATGCATTTATTTCAGATATACTTGTCAAAAACATAGATAACTTAAAAGATTCACTGTGTGTCATCATGTGGCCATCATGTGATAGATTTGACCTATGGGTTAATAATGAAACGCCACATTTGCAAAAAGAATTAAAATATACAAGTTGGTTGGACGGTAAAACTCCTAAATTTTGTGACTTGAATGGAGTATACAGTGATAATGTTGGATATCATTTAAGTGGTGCTGTCCCAAGAGGTGTTAAGCACATATATTATAAGTATTTTTATTCACAAGAGTCCCATGTAAATAATGCGTGGAAGACTATTGTCATGGTTCAATCATTTTTGGCAATGCATGGTATAGAGTATATTATGTGTAGTTCTTATCCATTGATGAAATTGACACAATATCATATCGATACGCCCAATGATATATTCAACTCATCATTTTTATCACAAATAGATTTGGACAAGTTCGTTGATGATTCTATGGATGATGGCTTTATTCAATTCGCTAAACGGGTGGGGTCTGAATTCTTCGATGCACATCACCCAAAGACAGAAGCGCACAGCCTATATGTTGATAAAAAAATACTCCCATTATTAAATAAATTTACCAAAACGTAATTTTCGGTAATATGTGAAATCTTTATTAATAATACGTGTATATAATAACGACTGATTTAAAAATACGAAAGTACAAAAAATCATAAATAAACCGCTTATGTTAGATAAGCGTATTCTAATATTCGAGAAGGATATTAGATTTAGGTTAAATGAAAAGGTTATTATATAGGAGAAAAAGAAATGGCTTTAGCAGACATCCGTGCCCGTTTAGCGGCACTAGACAAGAAAACATCAAGCAACTTCACTCAAGATAACGGTGGGCTAACATACGCTCATTGGAATATTGACGAAGGTGCATCAGCAGTATTACGCTTTTTACCAGACGGAAATACAGATAATACATTCTTTTGGGTTGAACGTGCTATGATTAAATTACCATTCCCAGGTATTAAAGGTGGTGATTCAAAAGATGTATTGGTACAGGTTCCATGTATGGAAATGTACGGAACGAGTGAACCATGCCCAATCTTAGCAGAAGTGCGACCATGGTTTAAAGACAAAGCATTGGAAGATATGGGTAGAAAGTATTGGAAGAAACGTTCGTATGTATTCCAAGGCTTTGTGCATCAAGACCCAATGAATGAAGAAAATAAACCGGAGAATCCAATTCGTAAGTTTATGATTAGTCCATCTATATTCAACATTATCAAAGCAAGTCTTATGGACGTAGAAATGGAAGAATTACCAACTGATTATAATAGTGGTTTGGATTTTCGTATTGCTAAGACTCAAAAAGGTCAATATGCTGATTATGGGACGAGTACATGGTCAAGAAAAGAAACAGGTTTGACTGAAGAAGAACTAAAGGCAATTGACACATTTGGATTAAACGATTTGAATTCGTTCTTACCGCCAAAACCAGATGCAACCGCTTTAAAAATAATTCATGAAATGTTTGAAGCAAGTGTTGATGGACAGCAATATGATACCGAGAAATGGGGTAATTATTACCGCCCATGGGGTGTTGATAAACCTATTACAGCATCGGTTGCTGAAGTTACTCCGGTAGCAGATGTATCCAATGTAGGTGATACACCTTTTGAAACATCAAATACATCAACTGACGTTAATGTAGATACATCAGTAACATCAACTAGTGATAAGGCTGCTGACATTCTTGCACAAATCAGAGCGAGACAAAAGGCTTAATACTTTAGGTGGAAATTTTTCCAAATGAATACGGGAATTTAGTTCGTGGTGAGTTAGATTCTCGTATACATAATGGAGAATTACTATTAATAGACCACTTAGGTGGGTTTTATGATGATTATTCCAATGACGTTCTTGGGTATTTAGAATCTATAAAATTTGATAATATTGTATTTTCTGATTATGTATTTTCTGACACTATACGTGAAAAATACAGTAGTTTAGATATTCGATTTAATTTATTACCAAAATATAATGACCTCGAACACCTCCATGATTACAATCTACATCCAGAAATAAATTTTAAGAATCTGGTATGTAGTTTCAATGGTTCCACTCATGTTGGTAGGCAATTACTGACTTCTATTATGGAACGTTTTGGGTTATTCAATCCTGTATATTCTAGTAAGAATTTCAGTTATTCAAAAGAGCATATTGATGGTCATTTTTTAAATTTTGGATTATCAAAAACAGAAATACGTTTATATAGAAAATTCTTCGTAAATAGCGATAAATTTTTAAATGCATTATATTCATTTGGGCATGTACAATATGACCATTCGAATAATATATATAACTTAGAATATAAACTAACAGAAAGTTTTATTCATATAGTAAGTGAAACAATGTCTACTAGTTATTATCCATTTGTAACTGAAAAGTTTTTATATAGTGTGGTTACTCGTGGTTTATTTGTAGCAAACGCACAACCAAAGTGGCATAACCATCTCGAGGAATATTATGGATTTAAAAAGTTTAATAACATATTTGATTATTCATTTGATGATATTGAAAATCCAGTCGAGAGATTAGTTAGGTTAATGGAAATGGTTGCTAAGTTCTCTATGTTATCGGTTGATGATTGGAATGATTTGTATTTAATGGAACAAGATACCATAGAATACAATTATGACCATTACTTTAGTAAAGATTATTTGAAAAAATTAAAAGAGTATGAAAATTGACAATTGTATTATCCTTCATTTTCCTGCGTATGCTGGTGGGAAATTTATAGGGAATTGCATGGGGTTAAGTAAGCATTGTATGATTTCTGATAAAAAATCAATAGGGGTTTTACTGAAAAATCCAGAAGATTATGATTACAGGTTGGATATGGTGTTGTCTACTTTACCAGAAAAGAAGGACATGCATAAATGGGTCACGCATTTTGAATTTGGAGAACTAATACAACATAATCAATTTTCTGAAAATGATACCAATATTGATATAATTCATGATTTATTTAATAGCGATTCAAAGTTCACCATTACTGCACATTCATTACATGGCGTTGAAAATATACTAATGGTATGTGGGAAGGCAACGGTAATATCGTTAGTTAACTACACCGATTTTCAAACAATTTCTTATAGCAAAAAAGGAACTCGATTAATTGACAACGCAAATGAAACTATTGCAAAATATAACATATTACGTGGTGATTCTTGGCCTACATGGTCGGAGTTTGAATCACATGGGTATAATATTAAAAAAATTAAAAACACGTATACTGATAATATAATAAATGAGGTTTGTGAGTTTTATCCTGCTGTATCCGATATATCATTTGATATTGATTCATGTATATTCATAAGGGATAAATTTTTAAATAACATAGAACATTTATATAGTAAAATAAAATTCGATGATTTTGATATTAAATTAGTTGGTGAGTACTACGATAGATATATAGAATTACACAAGTAAAGGAGAAAAATAATGGGAAGACCATTTGACGTAAGTAAATTTAGAAAAAGTATAACTAAATCAATCGATGGATTGTCAGTAGGATTTCATGACCCAACGGATTGGATATCTACGGGAAACTATGCATTAAATTATCTAGTATCAGGTGACTTTAATAAAGGTATTCCGTTAGGTAAAGTGACGGTTTTTGCAGGCGAATCAGGAGCGGGTAAATCATATTTTGCATCAGGTAATTTGGTTAAAAATGCACAAGAACAAGGTATTTTTGTTGTATTAATTGATTCAGAAAATGCATTAGACGAAGCATGGCTACAAGCACTAGGTGTTGATACAGACCCAAGTAAATTATTAAAACTTAGCATGTGTATGATTGATGATGTTGCTAAAACAATTAGTACGTTTATGATTGATTACAAAGCAATGGATGCGGAAGAACGTCCTAAAGTAATATTTGTTATTGATTCACTTGGTATGTTATTAACACCAACTGATGTTAAACAATTTGAAGCAGGTGATATGAAGGGTGACTTAGGTCGTAAGCCAAAGGCATTAACATCTCTAGTACGAAATACAGTTAATATGATTGGTGCATATAACGTAGGTATTATTGCTACTAACCACACTTATGCATCACAGGACATGTTTGACCCAGATGATAAGATTAGTGGTGGACAAGGTTTCATTTATGCTTCGTCTATTGTAGTTGCTATGCGTAAACTTAAACTCAAAGAAGATGCAGATGGCAATAAAGTAACAGATGTTAAAGGTATTAGAGCCGCATGTAAAGTTATGAAAACACGTTATGCAAAACCATTCGAAGCAGTGCAAGTTAAGATTCCGTACGAAACTGGAATGAATCCATACAGCGGGTTAGTTGACTTAGCAGAAAAGCAAGGACTACTTACTAAACAAGGAAATCGGTTGAAGTATCTTCCTAAAGGAAAAGAAGAAGGCGAAGAAATTCTTATGTTCCGTAAGGCGTGGGAAAAGAATACAGATGGCGCATTGGATACTTTAATGAATGATATGAGTACAGATGATTTTGACATAGATGACGACTTCGAAAGTGAAGTAATAGAAGTTGATATCGACTTATCAAAGGAATTAGAAAGTGAATCTTGAAATACATTTAGAAATATGGGAAACTTTACAAGAACATATAGTAGATGTAAAGGAAGCAGCCGATGATTTTGTGACTATATTAATTGAAAATGGTGTAGATGCCGAAAAGATTGCAGATGCAACTAAAAACACCGATATTAAAAAAGCATTGATTGATTATGGTGTAGATGTCGATGATGTCGATGATGATGATGAATTTGGATTCTTCAATGAGGATGGGGAATATTAAACTTCAATGTGGTATTCAAAAATAACACAAAATTTAAAAAACATTCCACCATTTATTGAATACTACAATGATGAGTTAGAGAGTGCAAAAAAGGAAGTATCGGTTCATGGTCATATTGAAACCAATATCAAAGAATTGCCTGGTGTAACAGAACAACGATTCTATCAATTACAGGAAATAGAAGCGGTACTCAATTTCCTTAACATTGAGTTACGTAGAACTAGACGTAAATATTTCAAAAAATATTTAGAAACATACGCAAGAGCGTTGAGTAGTCGTGATGCAGAGAAGTACGCAGATGGTGAAGATGAGGTCGTTGATTTTGAGTTATTGATTAACGAAGTTGCATTGCTTAGAAATCGTTGGCTCGGTATCATGAAAGGATTGGATACTAAACAATGGCAATTGGGACATATTGTTAAGTTGAGAACATCGGGAATGGAGGATATTGTAATTTAGATGTCGATTAAACGACCTAAGTTTAGGTTTATAGGAAAATTAGGAAATGAAACTCTGATTTACAATGTTTGGGATAATGATTTTGGTGTAATACGCAAAGGTAATTTTTCTAAACTATTCACTCAACAACTAAAAGACGAAAATATTAGTATCTCTGATTTGTGCATCTTTGATTGCACCAATGAAGGTGTAGGGATATTGGATATTGACATGATGCTTGTCGGTATTGAGGAACACTTTCCAAAGTTGGAAATACGAGTCTTATTTAATATACATACAACCAAGAATACAAATTACAAATACAAATGTTTCCCAGAACATATGGTTGCTCATTGCCGTTTCGTAAGTCATATAAATTCATTAGATATCAATTGGAAAACTATTGATATTAATAAACATTTCATATCGTTAACACGTAGAGTATCACTTGGTAGAGTAAAGTTTACCAAGAAGTTACTTGATACGTTCAATAAACAACAATATATTATTAGTTGTGCCAGTCATTCAAATACACGATTGAGTGAATTTAGTAACTTAAAAGAAGCATTTAATCCACACACATTACCGATTCTAGTAGATGGAACGATTGATTCTGATGATGAACAGCACCATCATACTAACATTGATTTTTTTCGATGTTTTATTAATGTTGTTGCTGAAACAAGTTCACAGACTGATGACGATAGTTGGAGAGAAATATTCTTAACGGAAAAAACATTTAAGGTATTTGGATACAGACAATTACCTATATGGTTTGCAGTACCAGGCACAGTACAAACAGTTAGAAATTTGGGATTTGATGTATTTGATGACGTTATTGACCATTCATATGATTTAATTGATGATGATAATACACGCATGAACATAGTTGTTGATGTGTTGGATAAGTTCTGCGCACAGAATACAGTACAAGAACTTAATGATTTAAGACATAAGTTATGGGAACGTATAAGTAATAATATGAAACTGTTGATACGATTGGAATCAACACATGCGTTAGATAAACATAACCATATTTTAGAATTAATTAAATGAGTTTTAGTTCAGAAAAAGTAAGTCATCAGCACAGTTTAGAAACACTAGAGTTATTTTACTCACACTCAGATTTTATGGAGAGTATTGATAGTGTCTGTGATATGGGTTGTGGAAGGGAAGCATTTGATTTGGAATGGTGGGCGACTCGGGAAGTTAATGATGATGATGTTATCATACCGTTGAATATCAATTGTGTTGGTATGGATATGCATGATTCAATTCTTATGAAACATGAAAATATTTCATATAAGAAATACGATTTTGAAATAGAAATAGATGAAAAGTTTGATATTCTTTGGTCACATGATAGTTTTCAGTATGCATTAAATCCAATGAAGACATTGAGAAATTGGTACTTCATGCTTAATGATAATGGAATGTTAGCAATAATAGTACCATGTACAACCAACTTAGAATATAACCATTTGATGTTTTCTCAACCTAATTTTCATTATTTCAATTATACATTAGATGGACTAATTCATATGTTAAGCGTAAATGGATTTGACTGTAATTCAGGATTTTTTCAACATAATGTTAATGATAAATGGATTAAGTTGATTGTATATAAAAGTGACATAGAGCCTATGAATCCAAAAACCACTACATGGTACGATTTAGCAGATACTGGGTTAATTCCAACATCCGGAGTTGAAAGTATTAATAAATATGGTTATATGAAACGTGAAGATTTAGTTCTTCCGTGGTTAGATTATAGCAATATTTGGTACGGACAATAATATATGGATGTAGCATTAGTAACCGGCGGATTCGACCCAATTCACAGTGGTCATCTTGCTTATTTTAAAGAAGCACATAAAATCGGCAGACTCGTAGTTGGTGTTAACAGCGATGAATGGTTAGCACGTAAGAAGGGTCGTTCGTTCATGCCTTTGTCAGAACGTGTTGAAATATTGCGTAGTATCCAAGGGGTAAGTGATGTAATAGTATTCGACGATAGTGACGATACTGCTTGTGATGCAATTGCAATGACAGCACGTATGTATTATGATGCAACTATACATTTTATTAACGGTGGCGACAGGACAGAAGAGAATATTCCGGAAATGAGTTGCTCATCCGTTAATAGTTGGACAGATGTTCAATATCATTTTGGTGTTGGCGGAGAAAATAAAAAGAATTCATCATCTTGGATATTACAAGAGTGGAAATCACCCAAAACAGAGCGTGTTTGGGGCTATTACCGTGTAATTCATGAAACTGGCACACATAAGGTTAAAGAACTAACAGTTGACCCCGGAAAGAGTCTAAGTTTACAAAAACACCAACATAGAAGCGAATTCTGGTTTGTTTCAGAAGGTGTTGCAACAGTAGAAGAAGGAAGTGATTCTCGTATATTATCGAAACGTGATTATAGATTGTACGAACAGTTGGTTATTCCTGTTGGTGGGTGGCACAGGTTAAGTAACGAAACAGATAAACCTGCTAGAATTATTGAAATACAGTACGGCGACCAGTGTATTGAGGAAGATATAGAACGTAGATAATGATTAAAGTTTTTATCGGATATGATTCAAACGAATCAGTTGCATGGCATGTCCTTGCATATAGTATTTTAAAGCATAGTACAAGCCCAGTATCATTTACGCCAATTGCTAGAAATCACATTAAACATTTGTACGATAAACCAAAACAAGGTTACGAATCAACTGAATTTTCAATGACTAGGTTTCTTACACCTTACCTTAGTGATTATAAAGGTTGGTCGATATTCATGGACTGCGATATGTTAGTTACTGCTGATATTACAGAATTATGGAATCTACGTGACGATAGGTATTCTGTAATGTGTGTCAAACATAATTATGAACCAAGTACAGAACATAAGTTTCTAAACCAAAGACAATCGAAGTACGAAAAAAAGAATTGGTCTAGTGTTATGTTATTTAATAATACAAAGTGTAAGAAGTTAACACCAGAAGTCGTAAGAAATGAATCAGGCATGTTTTTACACCAGTTTAAATGGTTAAATAATGATAATGAAATAGGAAGTTTACCAAACGAATGGAATTTTTTGGTAGGTGAAGAAATATCAACAAATAGTTTACCTAAACTTATACATTACACATTAGGTGGTCCGTATTTTGAAGATTACACCGACGTTGATTATGCTGATGAGTGGGTTAGATATTACAATGAGGTATTCAATTAAATTTTGATTTTTTAATAAATAGTAATATTAAATAATAACGGAGAAAATAATGGCAAATAGAACGGTTAAATTTATGGGGTATTCTAGTACACCATCCGTAGGTGTTAGTTTCACCTTCAATGGTGCTGAAGTATTTAACGGTGATGTGTCTAGTAATGGTGAGTTAGATTCATTATTTACTTTTGAAGTCGACCAGACACTATCTGGTGCTGTTTCTGGTACTGTTTCGGTTACTGGTGGCGACCTTACAGTAGTTGGATTGAGTGCTAATTATTCAATGCATCCAGTTGATGCAAGCACTGATGATGAAGGTAAAACATACCCTGCAGTCACCTCAGATGATGTAGTTAACATTTATGAAATGTTTGATGCTGGTGCAAACACATCAAAGAGTAATATTAGCATTGATGGTGTAGCATATGATAAGGGAGATATCGATTCTTCGGATACTGGTTCATGGCATATTGAACTTTCGGATGGAAATTCTATGGAATGTGATTATACAGTCGAAGCGACACCTATTCCTGTTGGTGATGGCGATGCTACTACCTAGGTTAAAATCTTAGTTAGATTATAAAAATGCTACTTCGGTAGCATTTTTTACTTTCAGAGATATAACATAAAAACTTTTTACTTAGTGTATAATGTAAATTAATAACACTTGTAGGGAGTAATATGAAAAGAGTAATAGTGCGGGAAGGTACGTATCGCGATAAAGGAATAAAAAATAAAAAATTTGATTTGGTTAGAGGAATTGCCAAGGACGTAAATATAAATGGTTCCTTTATTTTAGTAAAACCAACTAAATCAATCGGTGATGGACAAAAAACAATACGTGTTAATGTATTGAAAAGTAATCTTCATTATATAGGTAAACCAAAGCCTAAAAAATCAGTATCTAAATCTAAGACTAAATCAGTATCTAAATCTAAGACTAAATCAGTATCTAAATCCGAGACTAAAGTTAAAATCAAGGAAACAGATAAGCAAGTAATGGAACGTATTTCTGAACGTTTCGAAATTCTGGAAGAAATGACAAAGGCAACTATTGCCACGGATATTAAAGCAATGATTGTGTCTGGACCACCTGGTGTCGGTAAGTCATATGGTGTTGAAAAACAACTTGAAAAAGCATCTATGTTTGATGTTATCGCTAGGGTTACACCTAAGTACGAAGTAATCAAGGGTGCAATGACACCACTGGGGTTATTCGCTACCCTGTACAAGCATTCAGCCGACGGTAACGTTGTCGTATTCGATGACTGTGATATGGTACTTCAAGACGATTTGAGTCTTAACTTATTAAAAGCCGCACTTGATAGTAGTAAAAAACGTCGTGTGTATTGGAATTCAGATAGTTATCTATTAAAGCGTGAAGGTATCCCTAACTCATTTGATTTCGAAGGGTCAGTGATATTCATTACTAACATAAAGTTCAACCATGTACGTAGTAAGAAGTTACAAGACCACCTAGAAGCATTACAAAGTAGATGTCATTATTTAGATTTAACAATGGATACAATGCGAGATAAGTTATTACGTGTTAAACATATTGCAGATACAGGTGAGTTATTTGTAGATTATAATCTTGATGGAAAACAGGAAATGGAGATAATTGATTTTATGGAAGAGCATAAAAATAATTTGCGAGAAATGAGTCTCCGTATGGCATTAAAGATTGCAGACCTTAGAATAATTAGTGAAAAGCGATGGAAGTTACTCGCTAAGAATACATGCATGAAGAGTAGTTTTTAAGAGGTTAAGTAAGTGTTTATTGTGTAATTACTCCCTATAAGTAAACCCCGATAAACACTACTAAACAGATGTAAGGGAAACCTTACATCAAAACCGGATATGGAATTATCTTACAGTCCTTTGCTAATTCCGTATCCACCTTATTTATTGAAAAAAGTATGAAATATGAAATACGAAACAGAAAAAAAAGCAACCATTATAATAAAAGATGAAGTCAACTGTTCTATCAAGAACCTTGACCTTGAAATGAGAAAAAAACTCGTACATAATTTTGAGTATGAAATTCCTGGTGCAAAGTATATGCCAGCATACAGATTGGGAAGATGGAATGGAAAGGTATCATTTTTCAACTTGGGCGGAAGTACATATATAAATCTATTGCCAGAAATATTACCATTGATGCTTACTGATGGATGGGATATTGTTGTACAAGATGACAGAGATTATAAAAAAGAATTCAAATTGGATACAGTAGATGCTGATACGTATAGTCATGTTACGTGGCCAGAGAAACATACTATTGCAGGGGAACCGATTGTATTACGTGATTATCAAATTGAAATTGTTAATAACTTTTTAGAAAATCCACAGTGTTTACAGGAAGTGGCAACTGGTGCAGGAAAAACACTAATAACTGCATCATTAAGTGAGCGTGTGCAAAATTACGGAAGAAGTATTATCATTGTTCCGAACAAGACTCTTGTTATACAAACAGAAGAAGACTACGTCAATATGGGTTTAGATGTCGGTGTTTATTATGGAGATAGAAAAGACACAGACAAGACACATACTATTTGTACGTGGCAGAGTCTTAACACTTTGATGAAGGATACCAAAAGTGGTAAAGCACAAATTTCAATTAATGAATTTTTGAAAGATGTCGTATGTGTTATGGTTGATGAGGCACATAGCGCAAAGGCAGATGCACTTAAGAATTTACTTACTGGACCAATGTCAAAAATACCATTTCGGTGGGGTTTGACTGGAACTGTACCGAAGGAAGATTATGCGTTTAAATCAATGCATGTGGGATTGGGTGATGTCATTAACTGTGTATCCGCAAAGGAATTGCAGGATAAAGGGATACTAGCAAAATGTAACGTAAAGATTGTACAACTGATTGACCATGCCGAGCATGCTAATTACCAGAGTGAGTTGAAATATTTGTTGACTAATCCAGACCGTTTGGATGCATTGGGGGATATTATAACAAATGCTAGTAAGACGGGAAATACGTTAGTTCTTGTTGACCGTGTTGAGTCTGGAAAGGAGTTATCGTTACGCTTGGGAGATGATGCAGTATTCGTTAGTGGTGCTACAAAGAATAGTATTAGAAAAGAACATTACGATGAGGTAGCAGATGCAAATAATAAGATTATTGTTGCAACGTACGGTGTTGCGTCTGTAGGTATTAATATTCCTAGAATCTTTAACTTAATACTTATTGAACCCGGCAAGTCCTTTGTGCGAGTAATACAATCGATAGGACGTGGTATTCGTAAAGCAGAAGATAAAGAAGAAGTTCAAATATGGGATATTACGAGTACATGTAGATTTGCTAAACGGCATTTAACTAAACGCAAGAAGTTTTACCGAGAAGCACAATATCCATACGCATTGGAAAAGATGGAATGGAAATAACATATGTTAATTTAGCCAAAGTATAGGTAATGGTTGTATGTATATCGATAAGTATTATTTTTAAGTTAAAATACTATTATGAAAATACATACATTAGACAACACAGCATATGAGTTAAATGAGTTACCAGAGAAAGTAAATGATTTGCAGTTTGCTATATTTGATAATAGTAACCCAAAGGATGCCGACCATTTTTTCATTCCTTTGATATTCTTGGAAAGTTTTACATCACCTGCTCTCGTTTTACAAATTGGCGATAAAGTAGTTAAGATGCCAATGGATTGGAATTTACTAATTGGTGAGGAAGATACTGGTGATTTAGAGGCAATAGCATTAACTAGCATTAACGATAGAAACTTTAAGGCATTTGAGTTCAACTGCTTGGGTAGTTATATGGCTAATTTCCTACCCGTTGATGTCATTGATGTATACAACGAAGTCCAATGGTACAATCCAAAACTAAAGAATGGTCAGTACTTGGCAATTCCAATTGAAAGTGGTGATAATCCTAGAGTGGTGTACTTTATCAAAGATGTATCCAGAAATTGCCAAGTTGTTGATTACACACAGGCTTGGTAAAAAGAAAATGGCACAGAAACCGAAATTGGATATTTTCAAGATGCTTAATGCACTTGATAATAAAGATTATAACTTCTACGATAACTTATCGGATGATGAGAAAAAAGGATTTAGTGCATTTCTTGGATTAAAATGGGGTTCCAGTGTTAATGGTGGTAATATTCTACAACATTATTATCTTGTCAGTATGAATCATTATGCTAATATACATTTATTCGATATAAATAAACATCCCAAACTTCAATGGTTATCTCTTGCAAGTGCTAGTCCAAACAATGGCATAAAACGACATGAATGGTTAGGTACGAAAAAGAAAGTATCCAATAAGCCAAAGGATGATATTAAAAGACGTTTAATGTCAATTTATCCAAACTATAAAGAGGATGATATTGAGATATTGAGTACGATGGTTAGTAAAAAGGATTTAAGACAATATGATAAAGAATGTGGAAACAAGTGATGCATATATTTGTAAATATTGTAATAAAGAATACAAAAGAGAACAATCATTAACGACACATTTACCTAAATGCAAAAGTAAATATGAAACTCCAAGATACCTTGAACGATTGGAGGAATCCAATAGTGTTTATTTTAGAATAGGATTTTATTCCTACTTATCGTTTTATGAAAATGGGTTCCGTACTAAAAAAACATTAGCACAATTCTTAAATTCTAGAGAATATAGTGGTTTTATAAGATTTGGTAGATATTGTTTAACAATGAATACGATTCATCTTGAGAAGTTTGTAAACTATATAATTAAAAAGTCGTATTTAAAACTGAAAGATTGGGTCAATCCAAATATCTACACTGAGTATATGTATGACTTAGTAATGACTGAGGTACCCGGTGATGCATTGGAACGAGCGATTGAGTATAGTATAGAATGGTCTAACGAGAATAACATAGACAGTAATGATATTATTCGGTGTAATAAAACCACTACAGTTTGTTATTTTATAATAAATGGGTATATTAGTCCTTGGGTACTGTTTAATTGCAAAAGTGGTATATTGTTTTTAGATGAACTAGATAAAAACCACATGGAAATCATATGGTCGTTTGTTAATCCTACCTTATGGGAAATAAAGATGGATAAGTCTAAATCTCAAGTTAAATATATAATGAAAACATTAACGGAGTTGGGTTGGTAAATATGGTAAGTTATAATACGAGGACAATATAATGTATTCGGTGAACCAACATTGGGATACTCTCAAAACATGTATAGTTGGCAAGGCATACCCACCAGAGTTTTTCTCATTTATTACCAATACTAAGACTAGAATCAATTTTGAAAAGTTGGCGGAAGAAACAGAAGAAGATTATCAATCACTAATCATGTTATTAAGAAAGTTTGGTGTGGAAATATTTAGACCAGAGTTCCCAAGTGATTTCAATGAGTTGTTCGTAGATGGAAAATGGACACCACCACCAACTGCACCGCGCGATTACTTTTTAATGATAGGTGATAAATTTTATATTCCAAATATACCAAACGTTAGCCATGCTTGGCATACCTTCTACAGAAATTCCAAATTACCAGAATGGGGTGAGTGCCCAACAGAAGAAATATTCTTAGAGACTATCGAAAATAAGTACCATGCTGGATTTTTTAATGAGTATGGAAGATTTAGGTTACAGGATAATAAAATATTCGACCATAAAATGAACTTTTATACGAATATTTTTAACCATATTGAATCTCAAGGAAATGAAATTGTTTATACATCTTTGGATTTTATAAATGGGTGCTTTGTTAGTAGAATAGGAGAGGATTTATATTTTGCAACTCAAACATACCATGATAATCAGCATAGAATATTACAACAGGTTAATGAGTTATTTCCGAATACCACTAATCATATTGTTGATGCTGGTGGTCATGGTGATGCTGTATACTGTCCTGTTACTCCTGGGCTAATCATTAGTTTAAATGATATACCTACATACAAAGATACATTTCCAGATTGGGAAGTAGTGTATTTACCTGATAGCAATTATGCACATATGCGTAAGTTTGAAACTAGTATGCGACTCAATAAGGGAAGGTGGTTTCTACCAGGGTTTGATGAAGATGAAAATTTAGTAAAAACGGTTGATTATTATTTTGATGAATGGGTTGGTAATGTTTCAGAAACTGTATTCAATGTTAATATATTAGTTGTAGATAAGAAAAATATTATAGTGAGTTCTCATAACGACCACGTAGAGGAAGCATGTTCTAGATATGGTGTAGAAGTTCATGTTAGCCCATTTAGACATAAGTATTTTTGGGATTGTGGGATTCATTGTGCAACTAATGACTTAAATCGTGATGGAGTGATTGGAAAATGGGTATGAAAATGGACGCAGATGTAGATATCGACTTTCCTGATAGAAATCAAATACTTAAAATAATTAAACACACACCTGCTAGGCAGGAATCCAATAATGGAACCAAACATCACAATAGTGGTGTTTATGTCACTGATATACCAAGAGACCCTGTTCATGAATGTTCTGGTATAGATTATAAAGAAGCAGAACAACGTGGATATTTTAAAATAGACTTTTTGAATGTAAACTTATACCAAAACATAAGAGATGTGGAACACTATAATAGTTTATTATCCCAAGAACCTCCATGGGAATTATTATTGGATGAAGAATACAGTAATAAAATTATCCATATTGGAAATCATCATTCTACGTTATTACAAATGAAACCAGATAATATTCCTAAAATGGCAATGTTTTTAGCACTAATAAGACCTGGAAAACGGTACTTGATTGGAAGAAGTTGGGAAGAAGTATCCAAGGAGATATGGATTAAACCATCTGGTGATGAGTATTACTTCAAAAAATCACATTCATTGAGTTATGCTGTATTGGTTGCACTGCATATGAATATAATTATCAATCAACATCACGAATTAATGTAATTGATTTTCTTTTGGAACGTTTTTGTGAAATATTACTTAGACTGGTACAAGGACCACTTAGAATAATAAGGTTTTTATTATTAAAAATAGTTTTATAACCTTTAAACACAACCCATTCATCCCTTAAGAATAAGTTAATTGGTATGCTCCTGTTAGATTCCCACCACCACGTTTCACCTAATTCCAAAAATAGTTTTTTTAGTTCTGCGCTCTCTATGTTGCCAAAGTTGTACATAGTGGTAAGAATTTTATCCTGATTCATAATAATACCAATGTGCTCTACGTTTGCGTATTGCACGATTGATAAGAAGGGATATTTTTCTGTTATTTTGAGAAATAACTCATTTTCCATAAATATTTGGATGTATTCAACTAAAATTTATTTATTCAATCAAAGCCATGTAGTAACATTATTTGAACATAATGTTACTTATGGCGTTAATTTACCGAGGACTAATTACGTGTACTCAAAAATACTAAAAGCAGTTAAGGGAGTGGACACTGTACTAGAGTTTCAATTCCTTAACCAAGACCAAAAACCTATTAATCTGGAAAATACCACACTTACTTTTAAACTGATTAGTGAAAATTCTTTGCTAATGAGCAAAGCACTGACTATAGTAATACCATCAAACGGAAAAGCAAAGGTAACTCTAACTAGTTCCGACTTATCTTCAATTGAGACACAACGTGCAAACTATAGTATTGAACGTGTATTTAATTCATTGACTGAATTGGCATTTGTTGATGATGATGCAGGAACACAGGGAGTAATTGATATACTACCTATAGTATCTTAAATAATGAATTTATATAAACTCCACAGAAATCCAGATGAATTAATTGGATTCGATAAAGTAATATTTCAGGAAGATGCAGTAAAGAGGCTTCTTAATGGTGATTCATTGAATGGTAAGGTAGTAATAGGTAAAACTGGTAATTTGTCATTAGACCTTTCCAAGACTAATATATCGAGAATAGATTCGCCTAACTTAACAGTATTAAATTTGAATTTACGCGGAACGCCAATAATAGAGTTACCGTATAACTTAACAGTTAAACAGACTCTTGATATTAGTAATACCTCGTTTGAAACATTACCAGATAACTTAACTGTTGGTGGGCATTTAGACCTCAGAAATACACAAATCCAATCACTTGGTAATAACTTAACTGTTGGTGGGAATTTAGTCCTCAGTGGTACACCCATTGAAACATTACCAGATAACTTAACAGTTAAGAACTTAATCATCAATAATACACCGCTATCTGATAATATTCTAAATATATTAAAAAACGACGAGTCAGTGGAAGATAAAAGAAGCGAATTAACCAACATTTTTAATAACACATCTATTAATGGAAAATTACTCATTGATGAGTTATTGGGTAATTCATCTTCTAACAATTTATTTAAGTATGACTACCATATAGTATTTACGTACGAGATGAATGACTTTGATGCAGATAATAGAATATCAATAGATACATTTTATGAGTTTGGTGCTGAAGAGATAGTAGGTTCATTAACATCAACTACTGGAGAATTACATCATAATATTGGCGGGATGCGCATGAGAGCAAGAATGCAATCAAATCCAGGACTATATACTATTCATAGTGATTCTGAATTAGAAAGGGAAGATGTAGAAGATTATTTAAATTCATTATCAACTGACAAGTTTAAAGATTTTATAAAGAATTCTAAATTTTAACAAGGAAATAATAAATGGCAAAGAAAAAGAAGCAAAATGCAGGAGCAAGTATTGTTTCGAAATTGCATTTAAAGTTAGCAGATATTAGCCCAATAACAGATGCACAAAGAATGTTCTTTGATAATTATGATGGAGGAAAATCCCAAATATTAATGGGATACCCAGGAACAGGTAAAACATTCTTAAGTCTATTTAAAGCATTTGATGAATTAATAAATGGCGGAACAGATTTAAGTCAGATTGTCATAGTACGTAGTGCTGTACCTACTAGAGATATTGGGTTTCTACCAGGGGATTTAAACGAAAAATCACAAGTATACGAATTACCATACAGAAAGGTATGTTCAGAGTTGTTTGGTCGTGATGACGCATATGAAATTCTCGTTAAACACGGTATAGTACGTTTTATGATTACGTCCTATGTGCGTGGCATTACATTAGATAACTGTATTGTTATATTAGATGAATTCCAAAATTGCACATCACATGAATCAGATTCTGTTTTAACTAGACTTGGGAGAAATTCCAAAGCATTATTTTGTGGAGATTTCATGCAAACAGACTTCTCTAAAGACAAGGATAAGGATGTACGCAAGTTTGTTAATGTGCTCGAATCAATGCCCAATTGGTTTTCTATGAATGAATTTGGCGTAGAGGACATTGTTCGTTCTGGGATAGTTAAAGCCTACATTAAAGCCAAATACATGATACACAAAGATGGGTATTAAGATAATGGATGTTAAGAAAGCGAATGAACTAATTTTGGGTGGTTTCTCTGTTGAATCTCCTGTTAATGGGGATTTGAATTTTTGGAATACTACATTAATGTCATTACCTGAAAACTTAACAGTCAATGGTAATTTATTAATTAATTCTACAAATATCACTTCATTACCTGAAAACTTAACAGTCAATGGCAACCTTTATATATGTGATGTACCATTAAGAGATATACCAAATACATTGGTTGTTGATGGTGATTTGTGGGTTGAGAACACTGAGGTAACGTCTATCCCCGATGATGTGTTATCTATATTGGGTGGTAGTTTATATATTGGTAATTCTTTAATTGTTAAATTGCCCGATAATCTAACAATCAATGGTGATTTGGGTTTGCATAATTCACCTATGGTGGATTTACCCAGTAACCTAACTGTAAAGGGAAAACTGTATCTTGATGGTGCAGATAATATGGATAAGGATAATTTACCAGATACATTACAAGTTAGTGGTGAAGTATTTAAAATTAATCCAAAAAATTACTGAAGAATATCCAAAGATGAATATAATATTGGAGTAAATAGATTAGTACACAACACATTGTATCGTTTGGATGCAGTTGGGCATTCGGTGATGAGTTACTAGACCCAGAATTGAAAAAACAGGGGATATCCAGTCACTATACACAGAATGACAAATATCGATTAGAGCACTGTTATACTGGAGTTCTCGCAAAACATTACAACCTACGGCAAGAAAATCTATCATTCCCTGGCTCAAGTTTACAGTCAATGCAATGGAACTTAATATGGTGGCTTAATAACCACACGAATGAATATATTAACAATTCATTGATAGTTGTGGGATTAACTGAAGAAAGTAGAGTTAGTTGGTACAATCCGAATCATAAAAGAGGTCGTGATGACCCACCATGGAATAATTATTTACATGCACAATGGTTGGATAGTGCAGGTCCAAATGTTGATAGGGGTTGGTTTGATTTACATAAACACTACTTAAATATGACTGCATCCGATGAGTTGTATAGATTAAATTATGAAACAACAGTGAGGTTGTTTGATGGTGTATCTTCACGGTATAAAATTCCTGTATTTCAGTTTAATTTATTATCAAAAACTAGAATAGATGGAATCCCAAGCGTATATGATATTAATACTAGAAGTATTCTAGATAACAATTATAAACGGGGTGGTCATCCAAATGAAGATGGTCATGAAATAATTGCAAAATCATTGATAAAAACCATTGACAACCAATCGCAATGAAGTATACTTTGTAACAACTTTGTGTGCTTCTAGTTGTGATGTTCATTGTCATTTTGTACACAGAACTGCGTTTTACTCAACGTTCCTAGAAATAGAGTAGCACAACAATTATTGTAAAAAACATCTTCCTCGATACTCTTTACTACTGATTGTTAAAAATTAGCGAAGCACTGCTGTAGCACAACGCTAAGTGCAAATATATTGTGTTAGTACTAAAGGTTTTTTGAATGACACTTTGTCATTGTATTTGTTCCTTTTCACCATGTCCGACTCTCGTGTGTACGCCTAAGAGTCTTTTTATTATAACATAACCATTTTATGCTATTCAGTAAAATTATATAACTTAACATATAACAGTATAATATAATATGTAAAATGTTAGATATACTATCCTTTCTTCCTCAAAAAAGAAAACAATCACCTAGTGGGTGGATATCGTTCAATGCTGTTTGTTGCATTCACAATGACGAGACATCAGATAAACGCGGTCGCGGTGGTATCTTATTAAGTAACGAACATGATTGGTCATATCACTGTTTCAATTGCAATTTCAAAACAGGGTTCACGCTGGGGAAACCAGTCGGTATCAAGGCAAGAGAGTTATTAGGATGGTTAGGTGTAAGTAAAACTGAGATTGACTGGTTTAATTTAGATAGCCTTAGACATAAAAGTATAAATGATGTAATTTCTGAACAAATTAATTCACGTGGTTTTAATATATCATTCAATGAAATATTGTTACCCAAAAACGCTAGGCTTATCACGTACAGTGATAGTAAATTTGTTGATTATTTGAAGGGTAGAGGATTAGACTACAATCAATATGCGTTTATGATAACACCTAGTGATGGAATACGAAACAAGAATAGAATTATAATACCTTATACCAACGAGGGGAAAATAGTCGGATACACATCTAGGTTCTTGGATAATAATACACCAAAGTATATAAATGAACAGCAACCTGGATATATTTTTGGGTTGGATTTACAGGATGATAAATGGAAATATGCAATAGTAGTAGAAGGTATATTGGATGCTATAAGTATAGATGGATTGGCAGTACTGCATAATAAAATAAGTGAGGAACAAGCATATCAATTGAAACGGCTGTACCGTGATATTATTGTGGTACCTGACCAGGATAAGGCAGGGTTGAAGTTGATTGATGATGCTATTAAACATGGGTTTAGTGTTAGTATTCCCGAATGGGACGATGATATCAAAGATGTAAATGATGCAATAGTAAGGAATGGTAAGATTAAAACTTTATTGGAAATAATAAAGAACGCCAATCGTGGTGCAAAGGTTAAAGTATTGACAAAAATAAAATTAGAGAAAAAAATTGAAAGAGTATAGCAGAGAAGTACAGAAGTTCTTTTTGGAGATGATGTTAAATGACCCACAGAGTTTCGTCCGCGTACAGAATATTTATAATGTAGATAATTTCGATGAATCGTTACATGATGTCGCTAATATGATTAGCGACCACTCAAATGAACACGGAGTGCTACCATCTTTTGACCAAATAAACGCTGTAACTAACTCTAAGTTAACCCCACCAACAGATTTGGATGACGGTCATTACGATTGGTTCTTTAGTGAGTTCGAAGGGTTTACTAGAAGACAAGAATTAGAACGTGCTATTTTGGGTAGTGCTGATTTATTAGAGAAAGGTGATTATGACCCTGTTGAAAAACTAATCAAGGATGCTGTTCAGATTAGTTTAACAAAGGATATGGGTACTGATTATTTTGCAGACCCGAAGTCAAGACTACTTGCTATTAAAAATAAAAATGGACAAACAAGTACAGGATGGCAAACGTTAGATAAGAAATTATATGGTGGCTTCAACAAAGGTGAATTGCAGATATTTGCAGGTGGTTCTGGTTCTGGTAAATCATTGTTCATGCAAAACTTAATAATTAATTGGGTTCAGTCTGGTAAGAATTGTGTATTCATAACACTCGAGTTAAGTGAAGATTTAACTAGTATGCGTATGGACTCAATGATAACTGATACTGCATCTAGTAGAATTTTCAAAGATATTGACGACGTTGATTTGAAAGTCAAAATGATTGCAAAGAATTCTGGAAAATTACGTATTAAATATTTACCAGCGCAAAGTACTATTAATGACATACGTGCGTATATTAAAGAGTTGGAAGTACAACAATGCATGAAGATTGAGTGCATGTGTATTGATTATTTAGATTTGTTAATGCCAGTTTCAACCAAAGTGAGTCCGAGTGATTTGTTCATCAAGGACAAGTATGTATCCGAGGAGATTCGCAATTTAGCAAAGGAATTGGATATTATCATGGTGACTGCATCACAGTTAAATAGAGGAGCAGTTGAGGAAACGATATTCGACCATAGTCATATTTCCGGTGGTATTTCCAAAATCAACACTGCTGATAATGTATTTGGAATATTCACCAATAGCGCGATGAGAGAACAAGGTAAGTATCAATTACAATTGATGAAAACACGGTCTAGTGCTGGAGTTGGACAAAAAATTGATTTATTATTTGATGCAAACACGTTACGAATAATCGATACTGGTATAGAGCCAAGTGATTCAATACAACAAACATCAAGTGCAATAATGGACAATATAAAATCTGGTAAACCTATTACAGTTGAAGTAGATAAGGTAGTTCCTAAGGCAGATGCTACTATGACTGCTAAGATGAAAAGATTAACAGAAATCCTAAATACCAGATAAATATACTAAACACTAATAGGTTGCATTATGCAAAAACGAACGAGAAGTATTCTAGAAGAACTTGAAAATTTGCATATAGATAGAGACAAAAAGCATATTATTAGAAGTCGTGCTGATAACTTAATTGAAAGTGCTGGTAGACTTTTAGATTTAGTTGTCGAATCATATAACACAGAAGAAGCAGATAACCTAACTCGTAAATTTCTTAATTCTATTAGAACTAGAGACGGTCGTAAATTCCAACGTAGTTTGAAGAAGATTAATGAAAGTAAATGAAGTTGTAATCGACGCGATTGCAGATACTTATTTTAATACGTTAAGTAATAGACTTAGTTCTATGACTATACACGATGCTATTGCGCGTGGCACACAAGATTCTAGATTGCGAGATAAAGCAAAGGAATGGCTTGATAAGTGGAATAATAAATTATCACATTTAAAACAAACACCCACTCAATCAATACTAACGTCGTTGTTGCAAGAATTAGTTTACTCTGATATGCATGTATCTCCTAACCAAGAATCAGACAAAGCAATACAACAATTAGTTGATTTATCGTCTGATGAAAATTCAACTTCTGGGATTGCATTAAAGTATATGTCAAAGTTAATGACTCTGAGTTTAATAAAACCTGCACAAGAAAAACAAATAATAGATTACGGTGATTATTTGCCTAATGAGATGTTACAACCAGGAAAGATTGTTCCTGTGAAGTACATAATAGCGAATGATGGAACAGTTTGGGTTAAGTTTAACGGATACTGGTACAGAGACACTGATGATTCTGAATTACAAGTTCGCTTACATGATACACCTGTTGAAAATACAGGAAAGTTAGAATCTATGAGAGGAAGAGATGTTCCCATGCGTGTTGGACAACAAGGAACAGGAACTTTGGAGTTCCTACATAATAGCGAAACACAAGAATGGTTTGACGAGTATGAGTAATTTTGAATTTTTTGGTGAATTAAAAGAAGCAAGGATTTTCAAAAATCTAAATCTTGTTGATGGCACGAAAGCAGATGACTTAGCAATATTATTGTTAAACATGTTTTTTGCTCTTAACTTTATATGGTACGAAGATAGAGCAACTGCAATTAAATACGCACGTGATATTATGAGTCAGCCTACATTTAAAGGGTTTAGGACTACACAACCAGATATGTACAACGCTATTGTATTGCTATTAAACCAAGAAAAATATTCAGATAAGTTGATAACACGTTATGATATTACTATTCCTGAGTTACGTATTAGACGTATTTTAAGGGATATGGCAGGTGGTAGAGTTGACGAAGACGATTATCATCAATTGTTTTTATTATTAATGAGAACAATTAGAGGTCTATCCAGTGACCACCAA